GGCAGAGCCCGGTACTGGTCAGGAATCCTATGTCCACGACGCTTTCGACGATTACATGGAGTCGAAAGAGGCCGTGGAAGAGCACGGTAAAACCATAGGGACCGAACCGAAGAAGCCGGACGCCGCGGCAGCAAAAAAGCCGGATGCCGCACAAAAACCACAGGCCGAACCGCCTAAAGTCGCAGAAGTAAAAAAACCAGAAATCAAGCCCGACGTAAAAGCCGGGCCGCAAATCGATCCATTGGAAACAGCCTTTCAGGGAGAAGATGGTAAATTCGATCTTCAAAGCTTCACTTCGTATGCATTGCCGGAGATTCCGGACGGGAAACCGCTCGATCTTGGTCTGCAGAACGCGGCAAAGGCCGATGAAATCCCTGAATGGAAAAAGCAGATTCAGGAAGACAATGAGCAAGTTCAATCCATGCGGACCGCGGTGCAGACCATTACCGGGTCTATCGCGCAGCTCGTCAATTCCGGCATGCAGACGCCGCAGGCAATCGCCCAGGTGGTGCAGGAATACGAAAAGCACATCAGCGATCACCTGAATGAGCGCGCGGGGAAACGCGAGGAAATGCGCATGGACGAACTGGACAAACGGGCGCAGGAACGCGAACGGCAGGCAAACATCGTCGAGAATGCAAAGACGAACACGAACGCTATTATTCAGAGCTTGCCGGGCAAGACGTATGCGGATAAAACCGCGACGTTCAACGCGATCATGTTCAAATCCGGGGAACCGATTCTTGAGCGGGAATTTTTACGCGCTCACCCGGAAGTAAAAACCCTGACGCCGGAACAACGGCAGCCGATTGCCAAGAAGTTCCTGAACGAACTGCTTTCGAACAAGGAAGATTTGCGGTTTGTCTTTGAACGGGCGATGGATAGGGATACTCGCGCGCGCTTGCCGAAACTACTCGAAATGTCGAGATTGGCAAAAGCCGCGGAGATCAAAAGCAAAAGCCTTTCGGCGCAGAAAGCTCCGGGGGGAACAATTCAACGACCGCAAACCAAGCCCGGCGCATCCGCCGATCCGTGGGCGAATTATATGGAGCATCACGGGCAGACGGCTGACCGGGTATAAACAAGGAGAATTTTCATGAGTACCAATTTTCGCGGAACATCCCAGGACGGGTCTGCCGCGCAGACCACGCCTGCCTTTGCTGCAACGCAGCTCATGGCCCGCACCGTATGGGAAAAGATCAAGCTCAATTTCGCCCAGAACTTGAAACTGCTGGCAATCATCAGCGACGGTGACGTTACGGATGAGGGCGTGAGCAAAAAAGCGGGCATGATTCAGAAGTGGCAGGTGGACACCGCGCGCTTCGAGTCGTTTAATTACACGCCGCGCAGTATCACCAAGGTCGTAACAAGCCTTTCGAGCACGACGCTGACCATGGATGATACGACCGACCTTGTGCCGTATTACCTGCTCCGGAACACGGTCAACGACACTGTTTGCCGTATCGACAGCCGGACAAGCGACACTGTGGTCGAGATCACGAGCGTCGGCGCGACCGCGTTTGCCGCTTCTCAGGGCGATGTGTTGCAGATCCTTGCAACCGCCTATCCGGAAAATTCCTCGGCGCCGACGATCTATTCCAAGGACTTCGACAACGTGTACAACCTCCTGCAGATCGTTCGCAGGCCCGTTGCGATCAGCAATTCCATGCTGAAATCGAAGTTCCTGGCCGGTGGGGACTATTTCAAGCTCCTGAAAACCATCAACATGATCGAGTTCATGCGCGAAGCGGAGAGGAACTTTATTTTCGGGCAGCGCGCAAGCTCGGGCAATACGACCAGCGGCGGCGCGGCCCTGACATCGGCCTTCCGTACCACTCGCGGTATCTATGATTGGGCCGCGAACCTCTACGACATGAAGGGGAACATGACCGGTTTCAAGCTTCGGAAAGACATTCCGCAGCAGCTCAAGACCGTGCAGGAAAACCAGAAAGTCGTCGCGCTCGGCGGGTTTGAAACGCTTGGCCGTATCAACGAGCTTTTCAATGATCGCGTTTCGTACTTCGTGGATAGCAACAACACGGACCTCACGAAGCTCGGCGTCCAGACCAAAACTCTGAATACCATGAACATGCCGATTGAGCTTATCCGGCATGAGGCCATGGACAACGGCGAATATCAGAAACAGCTTCTGGTCTTCAGCCCGGACAACATTTTCTGGGCGTACCTGAAAGACCGGGACATCCGGCCCGTGGTCGGTATCCAGAACAACGACGTTGACGGTATGATCGATTCCGTGGAAGCGGAATTCGGTTGCGGCGTCATCGACGGCGGCCAGAGCATTCTTCAGGTCAAAAACTGCTGGTAATTCAACCGGTGCGGGGCTGAAATAAGCCCCGGCCATTTTTCAAAGAAAGGTTTTTTATGAAAAAGTTTCTTGTTTCTTTCCTGCTTGCCCTTGTGCTGGCCGCTTCGGTGCAGGCCGGTACGCTTGCGGCTTTCACGACCTACGGGCCGATTACCTGGACATCGGTGGACACGGCAAAGACCATCTATACCGCCGGCGGGCTTGACTCGGTTAAAGGCGCAGATACGATGTTCCTTTTCAAGGCTGTGACCTATGAGCCTGGATATATCTATGCGCTTCAAACAGAGGACTCGGTCGGCGCGACGGATAGCCTTTTGATCCATCAGATTTTTTACTCGACATCGAGGGGGAATAAAGTCAGAATCGGCGGCGCGGTATGCGATACTTTTGAGCCGCAGGCGACCGTGGGCAGTTTCTACCGTTTCACGGCCCTTACGGTCGGAAATCCGTATCCGTGCGTTAAATTTGACGTGAACGCGGTCGGCTGGATTTCCGGGAAAATCGCCAAAATCCGCCGGGCTGAACTATGGCGGGGCAAGTTTTCGAAGTAATCAATCAACCGGGGGGCGGAATGGTGCCGCCCTCTCGGCATTTAACCTATTCTCCAAGGAGAAAATTTTATGATCGGCCTTTATCCGAAAAAGAGCAAGAAAAACAAGACGTACTACGTCCGGATGTTGAACTATTCCTTTTCAATGTTCAAGCTGGATGAAAAAGGGAATAAAATCCCTTTGACCAACCAGGTTACTGGGGCTCCGCTGACGCTTCCGACCGGGGAACCGCAATTCGTGACTGAAACCGTGAATTTCAAACCGTGGAAAAGTAAGTTCTCGAATGAGGGCTATGTCTGCACTTATGAAGTCACTCCGGAAACGCCGAAGCTCATTGCCGATGAACTCGAAAAAGACGCGAAAGACCGGAAAAGCTCGGTGATGGATGAGGAAACGTTCATCAAGACCACGAATCCGGACCTGTACGAGCAAATGAAGGCCGATGCGGAAACGCAGAAGGTCATCGACGAGAAAGACGCGAAGATCAACACGCAGCAGGCCGAAATCGACCGGCTCAAGGAACGGCTTCAAAAGTCAGGAAAATAGATGTTCCTTTCCGATAAATACGCCGACGTTGCAGCCAGATTCAAAAGCTGGCTGCAACAACAAAATGTGGGAACGTACATTCCAGACCTCACTCTGGATTACCTTAATCGCGCCAAAGACGCGATCTGGGGCAAGCCCGTGCGGGGGTGGGACTATTTGACGGTCGACTACGTTCCCCTTGCCCTTGGGGGCTCTACGGGGCTTGAAATCACGTTCCCGGATGAATGCGGGAAAGTGCTTGCGGTGTATGTCGACAATAACGCCGACCATAAGCCGGATATTTTTTACTATTTCGCCGGGAAAATAGCGACCGGCATGCAGTTTACCAGTTCTTTCGATCCAACGAAGGGATATACCTGGAAAGCCAAATTCTACTATCAGCCGACCGGGACGCCTTATGTCCGATACCAGCAGAAGGTCGCCGATTTCACCGGGACGGGTACGGAATACTGCCCATTCCCCGGAGATTTGCTGCTTTTGGAAGCGCAAAGGATCCGATGTCTCGAAAAAGGGCTTTTGAAAGAATGGCAGGCGCTTCAGACCTCATATCAGGAACGGCTCAAGGATTTCACTCAGCAGCATCAAGGCAACAACGAGGACCAGTATATCGAGATCAACGATATGAACGGGCTACCGGTGAGTATCCCGGAATACGGTCTCGCTTCCGGGACGCGCAATCGGCAAATGTTTGGCCGGAAAAACGATTTCGACTACTACCGAGGGTAACGCACTGTGGAAGGTTCAAAAAAAATCATGACGATAGACTTTGCCGACATGAGCGGCGGAGTCAATTCGATTGAATACCCTATCGCGATCGGCGCGAATCAGGTGCAGCCTGGCAGTATTGGCGCCATCCTTCGGAAATCAGGGTTCTTGAAATATCCCGGCGCTCAGGGTCTTTCGTCGACGACCACATTTACCGATTATCTCCGCCTTTTATTCTCATTCCGTGATTTTGCGGGAGTCGAAAGACTTCTTGCGTTATCTGGCGGCGATCTGAGCTCAGTGAACACATCGACCGGGGCCCCGACGACTCTTTATACCATGGGTGCGCCAACCGGTGAAGGCTGGGCGACGGAAGCCTTCGGGAAATGCTTTCTGTGCAATGGGAACAAGGTTATTAAGCTTGAAGCCGCGGTTGGGTATCCGGTAGGGATCACCGCTCCCGCGGGCGTGGCGGCAGCCGCATCCGCTGGCGCGGGCCTTCCTGACGGGAATTACGTCGTCTATGCGGGATATGCGCGGCGCGTCGGAGGCGTCGACAAGCTTTATTCCAAAGGGCAATTGATTGGAACGGTGACGCTTGGGACCGGGAACAATCGGATTTCCGTTTCTTCTTTTGCGAACTCCACGGACCCGCAGGTCGGAAACAAAGTAATCTGGATACAAAGCCCGGCGGAAGTGGTCGCTTATTATTTCTACGGGACCGGGGACAATACCACAACGAGCTTCGTTATTTCCGCCACAACCTCAAAGGACACGACGAACGTATACGAAACGAATGCCGCGGACAATGGCCTGCCTCCCGCGGGCACGTTCATTTTTTCATTCGCAAACCGCCTTTGGATTGTCAAGGACAACATTATTTATTTCAGCAACAAGGCATATTCAGAATACGATCTTGAGGTTTTCGCGGCGGCTAATTTCATCACCACGCCGTACCATTTGACCGGTATTTTTTCAGTCGGTACCGATCTTTTCTTCAACACCGATCAGGGCATTTTGATAATGCAGAGTGGTGATTCCTCGACGGTTCTTTACCTCATAGAGCCGCGCTGGCATTTCGAATACATGCGGACGGTCGCCCGGTGGAACAATGGCGTCATCGGCGTTACCAATGACGGCGTACGGATGTTCGACGGAGAGAAATTCACGGATTACGATATGTCGTATTCAATAAAAAGCGTGATTCATACGCTTTACAATGCGGCAACGAATTTTCAGCCCTGCGGGTATGTTTACCGGCGCGATATACGGAATGAATATCATCTCATGTGGCAGGACCAGAGCGGGGCGCTTTCTACGACCACAAATAATCAACACTGGATTTTCAATCTTGACACCGCGCAAAAAGGGCAAGACATATACGGGACTGCGGACAATCTGGCGTGGGAACAACAGGCTATTTCCGGGAACTTCGCCGCGGTGAGCCGGAACAACAACACCGTTTTTATCGGTCAATCGCATGCCTCTGCATCGAAGATTTACACCGAATCCGGCTCTACCGACATGAATAAAGACGTGTACGATATTTCCGGCAATCTCCTTGCGGATGATACCGTGAGCCAAATGCAGGTGATTACCCGCGAAAACACGCCTGACATCGCCGGGCGATTGAAGGGAATGAAATATTACGTTCTCGCCCAGGCTTCGCAGCAATTTGAGGTTGAATTTTGCATCGGGACTGAAACCAATGATAAGGGCGCATTGATTTCGACCGGGCCTATTAAAATGGGGAGCGGCGCTACGGGTGGGGCTAAATTCGATGAAGATAATTACGATGAGGGATATTACGGCGCTGAAAACCCGCAGATTTTCCGAGACTTTTTCCCGGAGAATTTCAACGGCGGGTCTATCTATGCGAAAATTACTCAGGCTCAAAACGATTTGACTTTTAAACTTCTTGTACTTCGGGCTTTCGTCGAAGTGGAAACGGGGAATTTTATATGAGAATGATTGTTGTTTTTCTTCTGTGCGTCGCGTCGGCGCTTGCAATCGACAAGGTGACTACTCCTTATACAGCGGTATCGAAAGCCGTTATTTCTGCGGCGGGAACGAACCAGAACCGGGACTCATTGCGGAACGCGGTGAACCGGACAATCGACACGGTGAATACCTTCGTTCCCAGGTGGGTGCAGGTTTTGAGGGGGGACAGCACTTTTCATAGAATAAATGTTGATTCGATCCGGTCCGCG